GGAGTAGTCTTTTTGCGCTTTGGCTTTAAGTTTTTTTGCACCGCTTGCTACAGAACTCATGCTCTCGATGGCGATGTCGTCATAGATTTTTGCCGCTTCGATTACCCCGTACTTGGCTTCGAGCGTCGCGTTGGCGAGATAAGGAATCCCGGCATTGTCAGGGGCTATCGTGAAATATCCTCCGCTGTCCTTGACGATACCCAGCGGATAGAAGTGTGTGACTATGTCGTTTGCCTTGATCTCCCGCTTGAGAGTTTTGAGGTTTACCGATAGTGCGATGTCTGTGTCGCTCTTGCTGCCGAACTGCTGGGCTACTTCGAGGTATCGTGTGCCGCCGTCGTATGATACTCTATACTCCCATTCGCAGAGACCGCAGATGTCTTTGAGTATGTCGAATGCGGTTTTATAGGATGCGCTGTAGTCTGTAGGCACCGCTGTTGTAGTCCCTCCACTCAGGGTCATCCGCTTATCACTTGGCACCTTGGCGTTGTAGGAATTGAGCAGTGAGGTGAGAGCCGAAGAGAGCAGAGTACCGGCATACACGTTGTAGCTGCTTATAATCACATCCTGGAGATACGCGAGCTCGCCTTCGCAGGTCACGATCTTGTAGATCAGCCCGTCGCTCTTCATCATGTCGGCTGTAGAGTAGACTCTACCGACGAAGATGTTCTCCGCTTGGTCGAAGCTTGTGACAGAAATCTTTGTCAACAAATTCTCGATGCTATCGTACCCCGGATTGTTCGGAAACACTTTAAAACTAAACGTCGGAATAGCATTAACATATTCTCTTAGTTCTCCTTCCTTAATAAAAGCATTTTGGTCTATTTTGCTTCCGTGAATGACCGCATCAGTTCCGTCGTACGTCAATATAACACGATTCATTTTCTCACCTCTGCTCCTGAATTGTGCAAAATTGCAATTTGCAAGTTACGCTTTTCGAATTATTTATTGATACGATGTTGTAAGCGTTCAGCTCAAAAGATGATGCGTCAACAGCTGTATTGTTTATCAGAATTGTAGGGTCTCCTTCGGATATTACTCTCATGTGAGACGTGTTGGGTATGTTACTAGTAGGAAAACTCTGCTGATTGTCAGGGTACTGCCAACTTGCGTGCTTGATGATCTCAGTTACTTGGCTTTCCGAATATGTCGAATAATTAAATCCTGATAAATATATGACTGCCTGCACTCCGGAAGCTCTTGAATAATAATAATAATCAGAGTCTTCCTTCACTAGTCCAAGTCCGCTTGTTTGAGTCGGCGTTATTGTTACCGATGACATCACTTTAGGCATGAGCAGATACGACGGAGAGCTGCTGGCAGCGGTAATAGTTACAACAGCCGACTTCACGCCAGAAGTAGTAGAATACGAGATAGTCATACCCGGCATTACGCCGGAACCGGGAGAAGTGAGACGTGATAGATAATATCGTGCCTGCGCCATGTGTACGGGCGCAGCCCAAGAAGTGAAAAGGTATTTGGTACTTTCCGAATTTGGAATAATATCGAGACAGTTTACAAGCATACCTGAAGCCGACTGCATATACGGTCCTGCTGTAAAGTCTGCCGTAACTCTCGCGCTTGCCTCATTATTTGAGTAAAATTGAGGCACTCCCATGCCAGTATATGATACGTTTATAAACTTCCAGCCCGGAAAGTCTGTGTCGAAAAGCTCTGTATCGGCGACATCTCCCAGCCAGTTATCGAGCGCCGTTATCTTGCTTTCAACGTCCGAACGAGATGTTCCTGAGACTATAAAAGTATAGCGAATAATTCTATCGTCATATACTATTTTCCCGCCAAGCGTACTAAAGTTATATGAGCCGTTCATGAAAGGAATAGTCTCACGAAGCGTTCTTGGCTTTGCTCTCTCGATCTTGGTGTCGGTATCTACTTCAGAGCCGATATATGCTCCAAAGTCGTCAAATGATGAGTATGCCCCGAAAGTTATTTGTCTGTATGATACGCTGTTCATGCGTGCCCCCTTCCTGTCGACTCAGCTTTGAGTGCGTATATCGCGTCGAGAGGCTCGGCCACGCTCTCAGCGATTTCTCTGCTGTCAAGATATGTCTTTGTTACGATCGGATCCATCTTGACTATGATCTGCTGACTTTCAGGCGGCTTTGCGACGAGATTGCCGTCGCTTGCAGTTGACTGCAAACTACCTCTCAGTGCATCGATGGATGATAGACTTTTTTTGATGCTCTCGGCAAATCCGGACGGTGCTTTTAACCCTGCTTTTCCGACGTCTTCCACTGCTTTGATTGCAGACAGCGCCATCTCACGGGCGGCTTTCTGTACTTCGGTCTCTTTCTTTTCGTAGCCGAGAGCGTATCCGTCTCCGGCATCTTCGCCGAGGTAGTCAAACTCTTTCGCCGGCGAGTTGCTATCCTGAGTCGCCTGCACTTCCGCCAGTGCAATCTCAACCATTTGCCGGACAGCTTCTTTGAGTTCTTTAAGCTTTTGAGGGTCCGAGAAAGCCTGGATATATCCGTCAACGCCGTCAATGCCGAGCTGGTTGAAGGTGTCCTTCATCTGAGGGCTGTTGTCGGATATAGTCTTGATGATCTCTCCGATCTTGGTGTTGGTCTCTTCTTTGGCTGCCTGCATCTGCTTCTCAGCGACCTCGGCAGCTCGCTCGTATCCGTCCGCCCATTGATCTGCGTATTTTTTACGCGTTTCATCGGGCACTGTAAACAGCTGATTGATCTCGTTGAGCGACTCGGGACCAGCATCCTTGAGGTGCTGGAGATACTTCTCGTTTATGCCTTCGTCCGTGAGCTTGTCGATCTTCGCTTGCCAGTCGTCCAACTTTGTTGTGGTGCTGTTGAGGGCTGCCCACATCGAACTCATTGAGAGGTCTTCTTCCTTCACGGTGACGGACCCCTCAAACCAGCTCTGGAGAGCTCCCTTGCGGGACTCCAGTTCCTTGTTGTACTCGTCCACGAGGTCGTACACTTCATCGAGAGCGGGTTCGAGATCTTCTGATATATAAAACGCTTCCACGAGGGAGTTATGAGTTGCATCGGCGTTCTGCGATACGCCTTCCATGACTGCATTTATGCCGTCGATGCCCGCTGATATCGCAGCAGACTCTTCCGGTACCTCAACGCCCGCTTCACCCATCTTGTCTCGCAGCATATCGATGGATCCCGAAGTGTTATCGAGAGCATCCTTTGCCGTCATCTGTGTCGCGTAGAGATCACCCATTCCAAGATCGATATTGTCGATCTCACTCTGCAGGCTCTGCATAGACTCTGCGAGTTTGCCATTGGCTTCCGTCAACGAGTTGTACTCGGCCTCTTTCTCTGCGGTCCAGTTACCCTTTGACATCTCCTGATCGAGCTCGAGGATCCGTTCGGCATTGTAGTTGTATGATGCCGTGACGGAGTTGAGCCGATTCTGAGTAGAGATTCTTTTGCCCTCTGCGACCTCTACGGCTCGGACGGCTTTCTCGTGATTCTCTTCCGCCTCCGCCTGTTCTTCAATCAGCTTTACCAGCCGATTCTTATAGGCTTCTGCCTTCGCTTCCTCGAAGTAGCTGTTGACCAGCTGATCTACTGCATCTTTTGTCTTATTGAGTTTTCCCGTCTGTTCGTCATATTTCAAATTGAGCCCTTCGACTGAGCCATTGAGCTGGTCGACGATAGCAGCCATTTCAGCTTTTTTCGCTGCGTCTTTGTTCTGGATCCCATCGAGTTCGTACAGACGATCCACGAGTAAAGCGGTCTGTTTCTCGTCAAGTTCGATTGCCTTTACGTTGTTCTCATACTCTTGGCGGCTCGCATTGAGCGCTGCGGCAGTTTCGTTTGTCTTGTCGATGACTTCCTGCTGTTCTGCTGAGAAAGTAGCATAGCTGTCAGCTGTCACGTCGATGAGATCTGTCTGAATGTCGATGTATGATTTCAGTGCGATTCCTGCAGCTGCTACAGCAGCAGCCAGGAGTACATATGGATTCGCAAGCTGTGCCTTTGCCATCGCCTCAGAGAGGGTTTTCCCCTCCGCGAGCAGTCTGTTAACCTTCGTCAGCGCGTCGATGCCCTCGGAGAGCAGCAAAGCGCCCTTGTAGGCGATAAAGGCGGCTGTAAGTGCCTTGACAGCTGTCTCGGCTGCAAAGATAGTCTTTGCATCATCTCCCATTTCTTTGTTGAGAGTCTGATGAGCGGCTTCGACGGCTCCTTCGAGTCCGTTTTCCCCAAAAGCGTCAGCCATAGCGGTGACGGTCTTCGTGCCTATCTGGATGTATTTCCGGATTGACGGTGTGAGTTTGTCGGATATCGCTATCTGAGCACCTTCTACAGCCGATTTGAGTATCGTTACATCGCCCTCGAGATTATCTATGCGGACTTCCGACATTGCCTTTGCAGCGCCTGCTGAGTTGTCGATGGCGTTTGTGAGCTTGTCGAGATCCTCGGGCGCTGCATTGACGATCGCAAGGAAGCCGGAAAGCCCCTGCTGTCCTGCCATCATCTTCGCGTACTGAGCTTTTTCGGCTTCCGAAAGGTCGGCAAAAGCGGTGCGGGTGTCGCCGATCACATCCCGGAGGGACTTCATGTTACCCTCTTCGTCCGTGAGCGTGATCCCGAGCTCTTCCATCGCTTTCTGGCTGTCTTTGGTCGGCGCTGCGAGCTTGGAGAGCCAGCCTCTGAGCGCAGTACCTGCCGAGCTTGCCTTGATGCCGCTGTTTGCCATCAAAGCGATAGCTGTGGCCGTATCCTCCATAGAGTATCCGAGAGATCCAGCCAGAGGGGCTGCATACTTGAACGTCTCGCCCATCATCTCGACGCTCGTGTTGGCGTTCGACGAAGCTGCGGCCATCACATCAGCAAGCCTTCCGGCATCTTCGGCGCTGTATCCCATGGCTGTGAGCGCATCGGTGACGATATCGGACGTAGTGGCGAGATCTGCTCCGCTTGCCGCGGCGAGGTTCAGCACGTCGTCAAGCCCTGCAAGCATCTGCTCGTCGTTCCAACCGGCCATAGCCATGTAATTGAGGGCTTCTGCAGATTCCGTAGCGCTGTACGCGGTACTCTTGCCCATCTGCTGAGCGTAGTCTCGGAGTGCTTCGTATGTCTTCGCCGCCTTCGTGCCTGCCGTGTTCACTTCGTCCACGCTGAATCCAAGAGTTGCGATCACTTTGGACATTGCAGCATCAAACTCAGCTCCGGCGTCGACTGAGGACTTTCCGACAGCGAGGATGGCAGCCGAGAGTGCAGCGACTACCTTTGTGGCGCTTTTAACGTCATCTTTGAGATCTTTACCGAATCTCCCGAGGGACTCGTTTGCCTGCTTCGCGGAGTCATCGACGTCATCGATGCTCTTAGCCGCTTTTTTCATCTCCTTGGCGTTCTCGTCGGCAGCTTTCCCCGACTTGTCCAGATCATCCTGCATCTTGGCGAGCTGAGCTCGCGTCTTCTCGACCTCGCGCTCATACTCGCGGTACTGCTCTGCGTTGATGTGGCCATCCTGGAATTTTTTGTCGAGCTCAGACTTTTCTTTTCGAGCATCCTTGGCAGCCTGCTCGGCGGCCTTGAGATTTTTAACGAATTCTTCGTACTCGTCGTCTGAGATCTTGCCGCTCTCATGCTTCCGCTTGAAGTCTTCCTCGGCTTTTCTCAGATCTTCGAGCGCTTTGGAAGTCTGCTCGATGCGCTCCTTAATCGGCTGATACTGAGTCTCCCACGCTCCGTTAGCCCGAAATGCCTTGTTGACCTTATCCTGGTTTTCTTCCAGTGTGCGAAGCTTTTCCGAAGTCTGCTTAATCGCCTGAGAAAGAAGCTCCTGCTGCTGAGCCGCGAGCTTCGCATTGCCGGGATCAAACTTTAGTCCTTTTTTAATCTCGTTGAGCTCTTTCTGGGTCGCGGCAAGCGCTTTGTCGGCGTCGGTAAGAGCTTTCCGCAGTCCGGTGGTATCGCCGCCGAGCTGGACTGTGATGCCTCTGATTTTTTTACCGGCCATTACTCCTCACTCTCCCATTCTTTTAGCTTCTCTATGTACGCATCGTACTTGTTCTTTGATATCTCACCAGCCTTGTACATTTCTTCAAGTGCCGGCAAGTTTGCTTTCATGATCTTATATTGCCGCTCAGGATCTGAACGTTCTTCTCCCTTTGAGGCGGCGGTTATTCTTTTCTTTTCCCACATAAAATTAAGAGCCATTCCAAAGGTGATGTCGTGAAAGTCTCTTATAGTCAGTCCTGCATTGAGCAGCAGCACGCTCAGCTCCTCGACTGATATAGTGCCGGCGTACTTGTCGCTGTTGCCCTTTACCCGTTTTTTCGGTCTGGTTTTGTCGTTGATAAGTAGAGCTCTGAAACTGTCTTTATGAGATCGACATAGTCTATGCCGCCTATGTTTTTCAGCCATTCCTTGAAAGGCGGTAACTCTTCAGCGCTGCCTTCTTCTGTCAAAACATAAAGCACTTGCAGATATATGATATTACCGTCTGTGCGGCTCTCGTAGTCTTTTCCTTTAAGCAGTTCGTCAGCTTTTACAAGATCGCCGAGAAGATCGTGCCCGAAATATGCCTTGTATGCGATCTGAGTATAAAGCGATGCCTTAAGGATCACTTCTTTGCTATCGATCGTGTATGTTTTCTTCATCTTTTTTGTCCTTTGCTAAAAATAATAAGCAAAACCGCACCCGCCCTGAAGCGGGGGCGGCCTGCCCGTGGAGGTATAAAGTATGTCTGCAGTTTTTATGTTTCTGCTTCGATCGTCACCTTGCAAGAGTCGCTGTAAGTCGTGCCATCAACGGTGATCGATGCAGTTACAACAGAAGTGCCTGCGCCTGTGGCAGCGATATGTACAGTGTGATCGCTGCTGATGTACGAAGCATCTACCTTATCAACACCGGTAGCGGATGTAGTTACCGAAGAATACTCGCTGGTCGGAGTCACCTTAACCGGGATGGTCACGTGATCACCTACAGTCATGGTGAGGTTGGACCGGCTAAGAATCACATCGGGGGTAACGACATTGCTGGGCTCGGGTACCTCCTGCAGATGCTCCGTGCCAGGAATCTGGTATCTTACGAGCCTGTCGGTAGGTCTGGGGGATGCTACAATAGGGTACTGCGGGAACTCGAAGTCAAAGTTACCCTGCTCTGCCGTCTTGCCGCTGTCCGAAGGTCTTCCGGATGCCTGACAGTAGTAGTAAACGGACGTGAGTCCGACACCATCGGATGTGCCTTCGTGGATTATAATAGCCATGTACGGGAACTCGGTGACGTTCGCGTACTCGGCTATTCCGTTGCCGTCGTCAACCTCGTTGAGCAGATCTTCACGGAACTGATTATCGAAGGTACTGACCAGCGTGAGATCGAGATCGTATCCGTCGTTGATAGTATCACCGTATATGGCAATGCTGTCTGCGTATATCTTCTGGCTGTCACCTCTGGGATTCGCAGAGTACTCTCTGCCGCCAGCAACGGCGGAAGGCAGGTATCTGGGCGCATCATACGTGAGCGTTCCAGCCTGCTTGTCATAGTGGGCCATTGCGTATGCTATGCCCGTAATGCCTTTTTTCATGATTCTTCTCTCCTTTACGTGTTTTTGATTATTTTTTCGCAGGCGGCTTCAAATTCACTGTTGAGCCATTCCTGTACCTCGTCAATGTGCGGCTGCCCTTTGACTTGCCTCATGTCCGGATGATGCGTGAAGCCCTCTTCGAGCAAATGCGTGAGCCGATACTCTTCATTGTGTATCACGAAACGAAATCTAGTGCTTTTCTTTCCGAATTTTGCGAGTCTCCAGCTCTTGGCATAATCGCCGGTATCCTTTGGCGATATGTCCTTCAGCTTGCTCTGAGCTTCCTTTGTCAACCGTTGGGCTTCGTCGAACATTTTTTCGTTGAGCTCCCCGCAGTAGCTCTGGAGCATCTCAACGATATCTTTTTTAAATTCAGAACTGTTTGCCATGCTACCACTCCAAGCGTGCGCTGAAGCCATACGTCACAAGATACACTCTCTGACTGCCGCCTATCCACGAACGACTCTTTGAGTAGGCGACCTTGTGGGAATTGAGAACACTTTCCACAGCTTCTTCACTGGCCGTGTCTGCTTTGGAATGGAAGAGGTAAAGAGATATGTTACCCTCTATATGTACCACAACGCTGTCAGCACATATCGTCTGTGTGTCTTCTTCATGGACGATGTACGGCGGCTTAGTGTCGGAGCGGAACTCGGCTTCGATGTGAGTTATACCGGTCTCATTGAGCATCTCTTCAAATGTCATGGTAATTGACTCCTTTGATCTCTTCCAACGTGAGCTGAAAGCATAGCGGCATTGTGTCGTTGATGTCCTGAGCCTGCAGCACGGTATACTGCCGATCCTCTATCACCGCGACCACATTTGCAACGAATTCCGGCATGAATCGCGGGATACGGATAGACTTGTCGGCGCGGTGCTGCTGCTCCATGGCTGCGAAGAACCTTGCCGATCCGACTGTGTACGTTCCGAATCGTATGTCTTCAGCGATCACCGTGAGCGAATCATCGTCGTTGATGGCGTAGAAGCTGACTATGCCGTTGTTAAAGTTCTGGATCTTCCGCTTCTGCATCGCTGTCACCGCCGTTTTTTTCGATGTATCTCTTCACCTGATACTGCTGCCTGAGGCTGTTGAGATCGTCCGAGTAGTTTGTTCTGAACTCGTCGAGGGCTCGGTTTAAAATGTACCAGCAGCAATCGAGGAGCAGCTGAGCTAGAGTGGTTTTTTCGTCGGAGAAGTCCAGTGTTTCTCCAGCGTAGCTTTCCAGCTCGCTCTGAGCGCGGTCAAGTATGCCCGCAACCTTGTCGTCGGTTTGTTCGTCGGACCATGTGATGTCGCAGTAGTTCTTCACCGTCTCAAGTTGCATACTGCCCCCTCCTCTCTGCAAGCTGTTACTCTGTCTGACACGTCAGTCCGGACAGGCTGAATTCCTGGCGCTTATAGGTTGTGCCGTTTGACTGGATCACGACAAACTTCTGAGTGTTCTTATCCGTTACTTTGAAGATTCCGTTTTTGTCAGGATCGTTTATGAGTTCTACAAGTCCGCTGGATACAGAAGGACTGAGTCCGACCTTGACAGACGTTGCATCTTCATCGATGTTTGTGAACTTGAGGCAAAGGAAATTTCCTTCTCCCCAAGTCTCGACGGGGGATCCGCTGCTGAGATATTTAAGGGTACCGGTAATCGCTCCGTCTGCAACAGACACTCCCGTCTGCATTGCCGATACCTTTACGCCGAATAGTGTGCTCCCACCGGGTTCGGCTGCTACCGTGAGAGCGCTTAAGGGTTTGCGTCGATGGTGTTATATGTGGGATTAGTAGCTACCAGATTCTCGATATCGAGGTAAATAAAGGCGTTGATGTCGTAAGGACGGCCCATGCCGAAGAACTTAATCTTGTAGGTTCTGAGGTCCTCGAGGAACTTATAGTGATCGGTGTACTCGAGCCTGCCGCCTCTGCTGGTACCTACGCCCATGAAATACTTGCGGGCAATGCCGAGCACGGCGTGACCGCTGGGAACACCTACAGACTGTACTACATCTGTGGGGAAAGGCAGTACATTGCCTACATAAGAGCCGAGATTTGTCAGCATAGTGGTTGCAGGCATGATCTTTGTAAAGTAATCGACGGGGTTTACTACGAGCAGAGCGCGGGATACGGGGCGTTCCTTCTGAGTATTACCGTCAACTGCAAGAGTAGCAAGCAGAGCACCATAGGACACGGGGCTAAAGTCGGTCACTGTGATAGGGCTTTTCCTTGCATAGCCGGTGGAAGGATCCAGAGAGCCGACAAAGTTCCTAGTCATGCCGATAGGCTGCTTAAGTCCGTTACCGTCTACCATGCCGATTTCGAGTCCTGCAGAAAGGGACTCGCTGAGGATAGCACGGACGTATCTGTCCACCCATGCGGGGCCGAGATCGAGCATATCTTCGGTAACGAACATAAACGCAGAAAGTTTGCGCTGAGTCATGTCGACTACGTTGATAGCACCTTCGAGGTCCTTGGTGATCTCGGTATTGAGCTCATCCCAGGTTGCCGCCTGAGCTCCCTGTCCGTTGAGCACCCACTTGATGGCTGCTCCGGTGTTCGTAAAGTCGATCAGGTTGAGCAGGGGATATGCTGCTCTCATGTCGTCCATCACCGAGTCAATAACAGTCTCGGGAAGGGCACTGCCGATGTTGGTGATCACGGTCTGAGGATCTCCGGCAGCCTTGGCGCGGGAAATGAAGTCATTATAGAATTCGGTCTCCTTCGCGGTGAGCTGTCTCACACCTCTTGCTGCCAGCACCGACTTGTCGGCTGCTTCGCCAATTCCGGAAGCCTCAGCCATTATAGTCTCAGACATGAAAGACATAAATCCGTCCATTGCCTCGCCGATCTTCTTGTCGTCTCCCTCGCGGAGAGCTTCAGCGAGCTGTACACGAAGATCGTCCTTTTTCTGTTTGATCTTATCCAGATTTATCATGGTATTTTCCTCCTTTTCGATTATCCGAAATATTTGTTGAGCGCAGCTATCGCCTTTTCCTGGCGCTGCTGCATCTGTTCTGCCGCCATTCTTTCAGCGGATTTTTGTGCAAGCATCTGTCTTGCGGACTCCATATCCGCTTCGTCCTCCGCAAACTCGTCCGCAAGCCCATACTCGATGCACTGAGCAGCGGTGAGATATGTCTCAGCGTCGAGCATCTCTTTGAGCCGTTCTTCGCCGAGCTTATCACCAGCCTTGACGAGATATGCCTGCATGGCAGCTTCGTTCATTGTGTCGAGATCGTCCGCTATCTTGCGGAGCTCGGCAGCGTTACCTTCAGCGTATGTCCATGCGTTGTGGATCATCATCATCGTGTTTTTGGGCATGATGATCGTATCCCCCGCCATTGCGATCACCGAAGCAATCGAGCAGGCGAAGCCGTCAACATAGACAGTCTTGTGAGCCGGATGACGCCGGAGCTGATTGTATATCGCTGTTCCCTCCATCACCGAACCGCCGAGAGAATTGATAAAAATATTGATCTCTCTCACATCAGGATACTTCTCGAGCTCTTTCCGGAAGTATTCGGCGCTCGTGGTAGATTCAACAAACTTCCTCTCCCACCAGTCGTAGTAATCGCCTCTTACGTCGGTGTAGATGTACAGTTCAAGCGCATTAGGCACCGCGGCTGACATCTTGATTTCCCATAGTCCTCTATTCTTTTCGAGCATCAGTCTCACCTCCCTCTGCAATCGCAGCATCGATGGTCTCGTAATTTCTCGTCACAAAATGCTCGTCAGCCCAGGCTTCGCTACTTGTTGGCTGTCCGAGCAGCGGGCGGATCTCGTTGTGAGACCACCCTGCACCGAAGAGCTTGTCGATCTTTCCTGCATCTTCTATAAGATCATGATGCAGTATCGATGCGGTATCTACTTCGATACGGCATCCCCTCAAGATCTCGTCAATCGTGTAGATTTTTCCGGTAAGCTCCGCCGATACCGTCCGAGCTCTTGGCTTGATAGCGTTCGTGAGTGTCGCTGCTTGCGACTCTCTGATTCCCGAAGAATCGCCTCTCATGTAGGATGGGACGATCCCGAAGACTTGGGCTGCTCGGCTTATAGCTTCGTCCGCGAGAGTCTTAACGGCTGTCATATCGTTGGTGTACGAGCCTGCCTTACTCTGATTCTGGACGTTATAAGTGTAGCCTTCCCACAGAGGCAGTACGGCGTTTTTGCTCTTGAAGTACCCCTTGAAGTAATCATTCGTCAGTTTGTTGAAATACTCTTCAAATTCCGGCTGTCCTCTCGCCATCGACGATATATTCAGCGTTCCTCTCTCGCCATCCGCGTTGTGGAAACGAGTTGCAGCCGACTGCATTAGCCTCTCGTACTCTACCATCGTACTCTGAAGCCAAGCTGCTCTGGCGTTGACTTCCGAAGTGAGGTAGATCACGTCCGAAGAGTAGTAGGTCGTGTTGAAGAGAAAGCCTTCTCTCGATATTTGGGTGAAAACCGAGTCAAAAACGACGTTTGGATCTTTGTTGAAGCCGTCTGCTATTATCATCTGGCCGTCAAGTGTCTGGATACAGAGCACTTCGCCCTTTAGGAGTAGGCGGGAAATGAGCTCGTGCTTCCATGCCGAAGCGTTTTGGTTCTTGTTCGGCTTGATGTTCAGTGCGATCCACTCTGCTCCACGGACTTCCTTGCCGTCGACGAACGTCTTGAACTCGCACTGAGACATGAGCGAAGCGATCATTTCGACTGCTGCGAAAAGTGCATAGGCATCAAGAGCCATCTTGGTATCAGATTCAGTTGCGCGATAGCTCGAGACATTGTATTTGCCGCTCTTGGGCGGCCTGAAAATGCCCCCGAGCCAGTCGATAAACTTCATTCGCCTTGATCACCTCACTTTTTCAGTAAATAAACACGCCATTCGTGATAGACCGCGGCGGCGCGGCTGCCACGAAGGGATCTAAGATATCAGAAACAATTTCGGCGGCTACAAAAGCCTTGAAAGTGTCCGTTTTTCTGCTTTTGGGCTCAATCTTGCCATAGGTCATGTTGCCCGCGTTGCTCACTATCGTCTTGGCATTGTTGCACATCCATCTCATGCAGGGATTATCTCCCCAGACAAACTTGTGAGCGACGAAGCCCGCTGTGATGATAGGTATGTGCCTCATTTCGTCTCTTGGCCGAATCAGTTTGACGTTTCCGTAGTCCTTGTCGGCCGAGAAGTTGATATCAAGTAGCGCATTCCGCATGAGCGTATACCGATAGTCGTCGATGCCGACCCTCATGAGCTGCGATTGTCGCTTTGCTGCTTCCATTGCAAGCCATACAGCAGGCAATTCGGGTGGGATCTGAGGCGAGTCAACGAAGGTGATCAGTCCCCTGGCTTCCCACTCGTCCAGCGGAGCCTTGATTCTATGCAGATCTGCCGATTCTCGACACACCCATGTATGAGAGAGCCATATGTCTTTGTCCTCGACCCTCCAGAGTAGGCCCGCTCCAAGGAAGTCTGTGGTCTTCATGTAGTCAATGCCGCCTACACAGGGTCGCTTGATGAGCTGACTTTCCGGAATTGCCTGATTGGTCGCTAAGATGTTATCCCACGACGTCACACCATTCTCTCTTGCCCTTGGTGGGCGGTTCATTCGCTTTGTGATAAAGGCAGTGTTCGCTACCGGGTTCTGCTTGTATTCGGCATACTCGAGCCTTAGCTGCTGCATGAGATCCGGCAGATATCTGAGGGATGGGTTTGCCTTATGCCAGCACGCCTCGTCATCGACTTCTTTGATGTCGTCGAGCCTGCAGATGAAGGGCAAC